TCCCTCTGCCCCTGCCATATACGGCCCAATAGCTCAGCTGGATAGAGCACTTGACTACGAATCAAGGTGTCGGGAGTTCGAATCTCTCTTGGGTCACCAACAAAACCACTTTTATTTTGTCGGGATAAACGGTCACGTTTTTAACGGCAAGCTCAAACAGGGTCTTGATAAATTCGGGGCTCTGTTTTTGTTTGAGTTGTTTTTGAAAAGTATCAATGATTTTATCAATATCAAAGGTTGTAGACTGTGCGATAGCCTGTCTGTCTTCGGCTTCTTTAATTTGCGTCCTGAGCCGCAGTATTTCTTCCTTGATTTGCGCCATTTTTGCGGATGTAAATTCATCTTCCCGGTCGGTCATATACAAATCGTATAATTTATCAAGCCGCTTAGAAGCATCGCTCTCCTGCTTTTTTAGCCTTTTTACCTGGTCTGTATAGTCCGGAACTTTGACGCCCATGTTGTTTTTAGCAATAATTCTTTTTATCTGGTCGTGTGCATCCGGAGCCGTAAATAATTTGCGTATTAATTGATATACTGTTTCTTCTATATCATCACGATTGATAAATTTCTGCGGGCATTTCTCATCTCCGACAAGACGCCCTTTCGGACATCTGTAGTAATAGTTTTTTATACCACGGCTGTTTTTCGTCGAGTGTGCGACCATAGCAGACCCGCATTTCCCACAATATATAAGACCTGATAAAGCATAGATAGCTTTTGCTTTTCCTGCTCCTGATCTCCGTTTATTCCGATCCAATTTAACCTGCACCTCCTCAAAAATTTCTCTTGAAACAATGGCTGGAATAACGTTTTCAAAATACTGTACATTAGCGCTTGTTTGATGAGTATTTCGCTTTCCTTTACGGAATAGCGTTTTGCCGAGATAGAGGTCCCCGACGTATTTTCTATTCCGCAGGATTTCATAAATAGAAGCAATGGTAAATTCTTTTCCTGCGCGGTTTCGGTAACCAGCATTAAAAAGCCGCTTGCGTATAACGCCGTAATGGACACCGGCGGAGTACCAGTCAAAAATCACACGGACGGCGGGTGCCTCGTTTTCGTTGATGATTAGCTTTTTATTAGCATCAATAGAAAAACCATACGGTGGACGACCACCTGTGCATTTACCTTGAATTGCGTTTTCACGCAGGCCCTTTTTGATTTCGTTTGAAAGATTCCGCGAATAGTAAGCGGCCATGCCAACCAGCATAGACTCCATCATTTGACCCTCCGGAGATGTGCTGTCTATGTCCTGTCGACTGTAAGCATACTTTACACCGGCTTCTTCCAGCTTGTGCTTTGTTATGTAATAGTCAAGTTCGTTTCGGGCATTGCGGTCTATTTTGTGAAATACGACGATATCAAATTTTCCTTTCTGCGCATCTTTTAGCATAAGTTTATACTGTTCACGGCCAATGGTCGTAGTGCCTGATTTTGCTTCATCGGCATACTTCGCAACAATAGCGTAATTGTGCTTTTTGCAGTATTCAGTACTGTCTCTGAATTGCGCAAGAATAGATTCTTCACGCTGGTTTTCGGAAGAAAAACGTGCGTATAAAGCGGCTCTAAGCATAAAAAAAATCAGCTCCTTTTTAGAAATGGGCTGATCATGTTATAATATAATAGTAATCAGCCCTGGGTGGGTTATTACATCTTCCCGTTATCGTACCGTTAATACGATAGCGGGATTTTTATGTTATGCGTTAAAATTCTTTTCGTCTTCAACCATCTTCTGAATTTGTTCGGTTGTAACTTCAAAAGTTATCAGATCCCCTTGCGTGTTTATGTATCTGACTTCATATGGACTGCTTAATATTTGTCCTCGATCGAAACCGAAATAAGATGCGCAATTACTCGCAGGGAGTAAATCAGATAATATTTGCGGAATTTGATATTTGGGGTATATACGCTTTCCGTTTTTTATTAGCGCAAAATGCTTCACATTACCACTGCTATTTCTCACGGTGTTATTATCCCATGCGGTCGCCACCCATAAAATGTTCTGATTAGCTAATAGGTAAGCCTTAAATTCATCAGGGATACGCAGTAATCGCATGTCTTCCGTTGATGATATGTAGAGAGTAGCAGTGTATGGTGTTACAAGAACAACTTGATTAGCCCCGCCAGAGCCTTGACGCATTTCGAGGCCGTAGTGTTTGGGCGCTTCGAGTGAACCGTGCTTTTTTATATTTTTACCTTTCTGCCACGTTTGATCAAAAGATTCAGAAGTTAAAACCGTAAAATCTCCGTGTGCGTAGCTTATCGAAACATGTACAAAAGATATTAAAACAGCGGTGATACACGATAAAAAGAATTTATAACTTCGCATTTGATGCCTCCTACTAATGAATTTCCGACTGCCGCAACACGGCTAAGCCTAAAATTTTAACACTCTGGCAGTTAAATCGGTTAAGCTGTATCGGCGGATACTTTGGGTTTTCCGACACGAGCATTATACCGTCTGCCGATTTATAAAAACGTTTTAGACAAACCTTTTCATTATCTATTTCGACACAGGCCACTTTACCATTTGGGACTTCCGGCATAGACCTTATGAAAACAATATCACCGTCGTTTATCCCCGCGTTTATCATGCTATCGCCGCGGATGGTAATGCAAAAATCTACGTCATATTTATTATCTACGTCATAGTAGGGTGTGTCCTGGTTCAGATCTTCTAACGGCTGCCCGGCGGCAGCATAACCGAGCATTGGGACTTTTTTAAATTGCGGTTTATGGGTGCCGGGCGGGAGTGTCGTGTCTGAATCATCATAATCCAGTAGCCAGCGAGCGGTAGTGCTTAAAGCTTTGGCAAATGCCACTATCTTAGATTGTGTCAAATCATTCTCGCCGCTTTCTATTTTAGCGATTGTCGATCGGGATTTATAACCTAATCGTGTAGCCAGTTCTTCTTGTGACATTCGCAGTTCTTCCCTGCGCAATCGTATCCTATCCCCTAATGTCATGTTTAAATCCTCCTAAAAAGATTATATTACTTTAGTTACGAAAAATCAACAAAAATTAAATTTCATAAAAAAATGTTGACTTTTCAGAAACAAAGGGTTATACTGTGTTTGGTGATTAAAAATCACACAAAATATCAGAAAGGAGGAAACCTGGATGACAAATACTGCGGAGTTGGAAGGCGCGATTGCGAAATCTGGTAAATCAAAAAAAGAGATCGCAGCCGCACTCGCATTATCTGAAGCGGGACTCTGGAAGAAAATAACAAATCAATCAGAATTTAAAGCGACTGAAATTAAAAAGATTCAAAGTCTTCTATCTCTGTCCGCCGCTGAAAGAGACCTAATTTTTTTTGCACAATAGGGTGATTTTAAATCACATTAATTTCTTCTCTCCGTTGAGCCGCCCGCAAATAACAAGTTGTTATTGCTATATCCATCGTGAACTGTGTTATGCTCGACAACAATTACCCTGGGCGGCTCAACGGAGAGAAGAACAGAAAAAAGCGAGGTGATTAAATTTGAGAGTTTCAGACGAGCTTCCGTCGGTTATCGAAGTCAGTTATCAACCGCCAGGAGAAGAAGCGGATTTCTACGAATACAAGTTGGCGAAGTGGATTATGAGTTTATCGAAAGAACAGGAGGAATCAACATGATTGACAAAATGATCATTTATTTATGGCTTTTCCTGTCCGTCGTACTGATTATCGCCGCAGCGGAGAAAACATCATGTCTAAATTTCTAATCGGGTTCGTGGCGATTGTTCTCTTATCCGGATACTCGGTACAGCCACCGGAAAAGACGGTGCCGTATAAAGTAACACTCCGGAATGGCGAAAGTGTCTGGGATGCCTGCGCGAAAGTCGCAAGCAGCAAAGACGACGTGCGGGAAGTAGTCTACAACACGTTGAAAGAAAACCACATAAAAAATCCCGGTGATGTTCAGCCGGGTACAGAGTTAGTTATTCGAGTAAAGGAGATGAAGTAATGGATGAGAAAACTATTTCGGTGGCACTTACCGAAGATGACTGGTATTTATTGCTTAGGACTTTAGCTGCTGTCAAAAAGTGCGCACCGATGTCTCTTGAAATTGCTCTTAACTGTATCAGCCACAGAATAAAAACCGGCTTGGAAGAAGAAAAGAATAAAATTTTCTAATGCTGAAAGGAGATAAAGATGGCTTGTAGGGGAGATGTCGATACTGAAGATTTAGAACGGATAGTCTCTATCGCGCGTAGCGGAGAAAATATACTCTGCAGATATTTTAAAGATTTTGATGGCTGCCTGTCTGTTGAACAGAAAGAAAAAGTGACAGCTGCTGTGGATTTCTTTGAAATGTTAGCGGATCACTTAGAAACACTAACGGCAGCTGTTGAGGCTATGAATTACAGAGAGGAGATGTGTGAATGCGGAGAAGACTATTAACTATTTTATTCACATTGTTAGCGCCCTTCGCGGCGCATGCGGAATGGCTCATCGCAGAGTGCAGCGCTTATACGCCTTACGATTGCGGGACTATTACCGCAACGGGCGAAACAGTCCACGTCGGCGGGGTCGCTTGTAACTTCCTGCCGTTCGGTACGGTAGTCGTTATTGACGGCGTGGAATACGTCGTAAATGACCGCTGCGGAATTGATGGCTGTATAGATATTTTCATGGAGAGCTACGAAGAAGCGATTCAATTCGGACGAAGATACAAGGAGGTTTATATCAAGAGATGAATTATAAAAAGATCTATTCACAAGCGCTTAAAACTATTTTAGGCGGAAGAAAAGGGGTAGTTCTCAGGCAGTTTACAAAATCCGCAGACGGTAAGGACCTGCTCACGTTTGATAATTACGGCTTGTTTTTCATACCGAAAGAGCTAAATATCTTCGCGGAGCATGTCGGGACATCTCTATCCGCACACGATGTGTGCAAGCTCATTCCGAAAAAAGATACATTACTCACAGCTCTGCAGCCGACAGGCATGGTTATCGGAAAAAGGCCGTGCGGGCGTGTGTTAGAAAAACCAGACGGCAGTGAATATCCGTATCTTCTCGATGACAGCTATTTCGGATATTTCGACCATGACGCTGAGATTAAAGTAGATCTGACTGCAAAAACGTCGGTATTCTATATTTTCGAAAATGACAAGTTGGTATGCGTTGTCGCACCGATACACAGAAAGAAATGAAAGGCGGTGGTGTAAATTGATTGTCGGTACAAGTAAAAACCGTCCGAACTGCAGGAACAGTCGAACGGCAAAAACAAAAATACTCTAAATTATTATAACACACGTAAAGGAGATAATAAAATGATCAGAATTGAAATCGACGTAACAGACGTAGCAGAACTGAAAGCGCAGCTGAAAGGACTCTTAAACGAACCGGTTAAAAGCACGGTAACAGTTACGCCGGAAAACGTTACGCTTACCGCACCACAGGTCAAAGAAGTCAAAGCACCGAAGGCAAAGAAAGCAGAGCCAGTAAAAGAAGAACCGGTGAAAGCGGCAGCTGCAGATGAGCTGACAGAAGACCAGAAGACTGAACTGCGTACACTCTGCGCGGAGTATACGCATAAAGTATCTGACGGCAAAGAACGAATCAAGCAATTCTTGAAAGACAAAGGGCTTGCTAAAGTAACCGAACTCAAGCCCGCCGATCTGCCGGAATTTAAAGCAATGGTACAAATCTGATGGCACACGCGATATTAAGTGCATCTGCCAGCTCCCGATGGCTGCACTGCATGCCGTCGGCGAGGCTGGAGCGGAAGTTTCCGGATACGTCGAGCCCCTACGCGGAAGAAGGTACGCAAGCACATGCCTATGCTGAACGATTTTTGAATCTATTTCTGAAGACCGGTAAGGCTACCGTTGCGATAAACGACAACGCAGAAATGCAAGAGGCTGTACAGGTCTATGTCAACATCTGCGTTGAGAAAATCAACGAAGCGAGAACTGCTTCTCCGGATGCGCAGATCAAAGTAGAACAGCGGCTGGACTTCTCCCGCTGGGTGCCGGAGGGTTTCGGTACCGGCGACACTGTAATGGTGTCCGACAAGTACTTTGAAATCGTTGATCTCAAATACGGAAAAGGCGTCCCGGTCTCGGCTATCAACAACAGTCAGATGCGGCTGTACGCACTCGGAATGTACGAGGCGTTCGGCTATCTGTACGGAGCCGATGAAGTCAGAATGACCATCGTACAACCCCGGCTTGACAGCGTTTCGACTGAAACCATCTCAGTTGATGACCTGCTTACGTGGGGCGAAGAAGTCAAGAAGAAGGCAAAAATCGCTTTTGCCGGTAAAGGTGATTTTTGCGCAGGCAATCACTGCCGATTCTGCAAAGCAAGGAACACCTGCAGGGCACACGCGGAATACGAATTAAAAAACGTTAAAGAAGATCTGCAGACGGCAGAGCTGGAAGACTTTGAAATTTCCGACATCTTGCTTCGTGCTAAAGGTATCAAAACGTGGCTTGACGGTCTGGAATCATATGCACTCGGAAAAGCGCTTGACGGCTACGACTGGCCGGGAATGAAACTTGTCGAAGACCGAAGCAATCGGAAGATAACGGATGACGTTATCGCAGCAAACAATCTTATGAACGCCGGCTTTGGCGCCGAAGAGATCTACAAACCACAGGCACTGCGGTCAATTACTGACCTGGAAAAGCTCTGCGGAAAGAAAATGTTCAGTGAGCTGATGTCCGGAGTGATTGAAAAACCACCGGGCAAGCCGACGCTGGTCTCCGCAGATGACAAGCGGCAGGCAATAGAACTGCAAAATGTAAAAAATGATTTTGACGAAAGTCTTTTATAAAAGGAGAAAACACAATGAAAAGCGTTAAATTTGTAACCGGATTAGTTAGATTGTCTTATGCAAATATTTGGGCGCCGAAAGAAGATTTAAGCGGCCGTATGCGTTACTCGGCAAGCCTGCTTATCAAGAAAAGCGACACGAAGACAATCTCACGTCTGAAAGCAAAAATCAAAGAACTCATCAATGACGAAGAGGCTAAGAAAATTCTTGGCACGCGCGGTAAAGATATCGACCTGCCGCTGCGCGATGGAGACACCGAACGCGAAGGCGACGCTAACTACGCCGGGCACTATTTTCTGAATGCGAAGGCAACGGAAGATTATCCGCCGAAGATCCTCAGCCCGGACGGTGAAGAAACTTTCGATAAGTCGGAAGTTTACAGCGGCTGTTACTGCCAGGCCGTTCTGTATCTGTTTGCGTACAATCAGGGCGGTAATCGCGGCGTAGGAGTCAGCTTGAGCGGTCTGAAAAAGATTAAAGATGGCACACCGCTGTCCGGCGGAAGCGTATCTGCCGGTGACTTCGACGATGATCTTTTAGGCGCTGACGCCAAAGATGACGATAATGATGATATTTTTTAAGGAGTAAGTGCTGTGGACACACTGGCAATCGATCTGGAGACGTACAGTGACAACGATATCAAGTACGGAGTTTACAAATATGTAGACTCGCCGAACTTTGAAATCTTGTTGATCGGATACAGTTTCAATGACGAACCGGTGCAGGTAATAGATCTTACTAAAGAAAAGATGCCTGTGCGGATTGCACAGGCTCTTTTCGATAGCAGCCTCACAAAGACGGCGTTTAACGCGAACTTTGAAATTACCTGCTTTAAAAAGATATATCCGAAGCTGCCTGCGGAGCAGTGGGAGTGTACAAGCGTACTGGCTCTGTACAATTCATTGCCGACGAAACTTGCGGATGTAGCTGCCGTGCTGCGCCTCGGCGCGGATAAACAGAAAGACACGCGAGGCAAGGCATTAATCAACTACTTTTCTAAGCCCTGCAAACCGACCAAAGCAAACGGCGGCAGAACAAGAAATTTACCGGAACATAATCCCGAAGCGTGGGCGCAGTACATCGAGTATAACCGGCAGGACGTCGTTGTCGAGAAAGCTATACGGCAGAAACTATTATCTCTGAAACCCCCGGAGCTTGAACATAGATACTGGCTCATGGATCAGGAGATTAACAGCCGCGGTGCCCGAGTCAACACAAAACTTGTCGAAAACGCTATCCGCATAAACAAAGAACACAAAGCGAAACTGCTGGCAAAAGCAAAAGAGCTTACCGGACTCGAGAATCCGAACAGTCCCCTGCAGCTTACAGCGTGGATAGAAAACCGGCTTGGTGAGACCGTCGAATCAATAGACAAAAAAGCGATTGCGGAACTCTTGAAAAAAGACATTCCGGACGATGTGCGTGTCACGCTTCGGCTGCGTCAGCTGCTCGGCAAAACGTCAATCAAAAAGTATGAAGCGATGCAGAAAGCGATGACATCAGACGGTCGTGTACACGGCATGTTCCAGTTCTACGGTGCGATGCGCACTGGCCGTTGGGCGGGACGTATCGTACAGCTGCACAATCTGCCGCGGAACAGTATGAATGCACAGGAGCTTGATACCGCCCGGGCTTTCGTCAAAAACGGCGATCTCGAGATGCTGGAACTCTGTTATGACAATGTACCGGATACTCTATCGCAGCTTGTCCGGACGGCAATTACCGCAAAGCCTGGCTGCCGATTCATCGTCGATGACTTCTCGGCCATCGAGGCGCGTGTCATTGCATGGCTCGCCGGGGAGAAGTGGCGGCAGGACGTCTTTGCCGAAGGCGGTGACATCTACTGCGCTTCTGCTTCAGCAATGTTCGGCGTTCCCGTTGTCAAACACGGCGAGAACGGGCACCTGCGGCAGAAAGGAAAGATTGCCGAACTGGCGCTTGGTTACGGTGGCTCCGTCGGCGCGTTAAAACAGATGGGCGCCGACAAGATGGGTCTTTCCGATGACGAACTGCAGGACATCGTGACGAAATGGCGCGCCGCATCACCGGCGATTACTAAATTCTGGTGGGATGTAGACAGCGCGGCTAAAAAAGCAATCAAGACCGGCAGTACAGTCAAAATCAAGCAAGGACATCTTGCTTTCTGCCGAAAGCAGGGCGCACTGTTTATAGAGCTCCCGTCCGGCAGGCACTTAGTCTACATCAAGCCGGAAATCGGAGAGAACCGTTTCGGCGGGGAATCTATCTTATACCGCGGCATCGAACAGGGCAGCCGGAAGTGGGGCAAGTTGGAGACCTACGGCGGCAAGCTTGTCGAAAACATCGTACAGGCTGTTGCCCGCGACTGCTTAGCGGCGGCTATGCTGCGGCTAACTGCAGCCGGGTACAAAATTATCATGCACATCCACGACGAAGTCGTTATAGAGGCGCCGGACGGAGAAGGCACCCTTGTCGAAGTTACAGAAATTATGTCGAAGAATGAGCCCTGGGAAACCGGGCTGATCAAGAACGCCGACGGCTTTGAAAGCCAATATTATATGAAAGATTGAGGTACTAAAAATGAACAAAATACAAATGGAACAGCAAATCAAAATCGCGAAAGAGGGAATTGAAGTACTTGATAAGTGGGCCGAAACGCTTGACGCTGAAGCACTGGAAGAAAAGCGAGAACAGATAGAAAAAGCAAAAGACTACTGCAAAGACTGCTTAGAAGCATCGCAAACCCTCATTGAAGCTATTGAAGCAACAGAACCGAAGAAGGAAGAAAAACCGAAGCGTAAACGAGCTCCGGCTAAAAAGAAAGAAGAACCTATTGTCGAACCTTGCCCGCCGGCTGCTGCGGATGATTTAGATGACTTATTCTGATGCGGATTATGAGAATTATCAGTCAATACCGAAATAATCGGTTATTCGAAGTCGTACGCGTAGTTTACAACAGCCGTAGATCGTACAGATGGAAAGAGAGTCTGCAGGTGCACACTGCCTGCGGGCATTCTTTTCACTGCCTGTGGCATTTTCACGGTGGGTTGGGCGCTCCTGTTGACGAAGGCTCGGGCTACTACTGCCCGAAATGTGGGAAAAGATTGTACAGACGCGACAAGGATTGCTCGTGGATTGAGGTATCTGAATCCGGGCAAACGATACTGCCGTACAATATTCGTTTGGAAGCGCGGGAATACAAAAACTACTTGGACATATGCATTGAAACGCTGAACGTAGACGCTAAATCTCCGATTGATGTATCGACGCACACCGTAAGAAAATATACGCTGCGATTCGATTTCAAGACCAGGGAAACATTATATCTGCAGCACGGCGCGTTCGGGCGGGTATCAATCTCTCATACACTGTGGCCGTTAAACAAAACGGTAAACGATACTACGCGATTCTGCATGAGAGATACTGTTTTTCACTATCTAAACGCGGAAAGCAGTATTCGATATGCGGAACGGAAAAAGCTTGATTCGTTTTTTAAAGATGCAGTTGACTGCTTCAATCGCAAGCTGTCCGAAGCCGCCGGCTACAAAATCAAATCTGCATACACACCGACAAGTACACAAGATTATCGCGGCGCTTTCGACTACTGCTTCTCAAATCTTATCTGGCGCCTGAAGTATCCGGACTCAAGAAATTTAGCGCCAGAGGAGATTCGCGCATGTCCTTATGCGGATGACCCCGTCGTAAAACTTGTAACTGGCGCCGGAAAGGCGTATCTGCAGACTGTACGTGAGATTTATCGTTTCCCAAATATGCCGGGGCTGAATGCCCGTCTGGTTAAATGCCCAATTTATTTCCTGAGCGATCTCAGGTCTGCGTGGCCCGTTTTTCACGAGATCGATAACAGGTACAAGCTCTTAGATAAAATGCTCGTACAGTTAAAACGCAGCATCGGCTTCTATCAAAGCACCGAGAGTTATCTTCAATCTCTTCGGATAATCAGGCATACCCGGGGAGAAGCCGCAGCAGTTAAATTGCTGGAACGTGAGGATGCCGGTAATTTACGAGACTGCGGGCATATGTGGGATCTCCTGACTCCGCAGAACAAGCGCATTTTTATCAAAGCGAAAATCCGCAGCCGGGATATTCACGACTACCTTACGCGCTTAGCAGACAAGCAGCAACATGAGAACGTTCGTATCAAGTACCGGTCTCTGCGGGATTTCCCGCTGACGGGCAAAGTTGACGATTTAATTTTCAGCCTGCCGCCGGATACCGAACAATTAGCAAATTTAGGACGCGCTATGCACAACTGCGTCGGCACTTACCGCGACCGTGTTTTATCGGACAAAGTAAGGATTATTGCGGCTTTCAGAAACCGAAAGCCGGTCATCTGTATCGAGATCAGAAATGGTGCGGTGGTGCAGGCAAAACTGGTCAATAATCAACCTGTCCGGGAGGACGTGGAACTCAACCGCGCCCTGATATCATGGGCGAAATCAAGGAAATTAACAATAGAAACAAATGATGTTCAGACAGAAAGAGAGGTGGCCGGCGTTGCAGCTGCAGTATGATATTAAATTTACCATAGCGACAGCGCCACAGCGCTTCGCTAAAAAGTGGAAACACACGAAAACGACATGGTCACACCTGCTTGAAAGACTGTCTAAGCCGACCGTGACAGGAGAAACCATCGCAGAGTATAAAGCAATGAAGAAGTCCGACAGGGACAACCGAAAAGACATCGGAGGCTTTGTCTGCGGCTATCTCAAGGGCGGCCAGCGGCTCAAGCAGAACGTCGAGTACCGGCAGGTTGTTTGTCTCGACGCAGACAGCCCTGATGATGATTTTCTGACCGATCTGGATATCGGAATAGGCAATGTGGCATGGGGGCTGTACACAACGCACAGCCACACTGCTGCTGCCCCGCGCTACCGCGTGCTTATCCCACTTGACAGGCCCGTAACGGCCGATGAGTACAAAGCTATTGCAAGGCTTTTAGCAAAGGACATCAGCATCGAAGCGATGGACTCTACGACATACGAGCCAGAACGGCTGATGTACTGGCCGAGTAAGCCCCAGGACGGAGATTTTATCTTCAGATATAATGACGCACCGATTCTTAGTGCTGATGATGTTTTGAACAGGTACGAAGACTGGCACGACACGTCACTGTGGCCGACTTCGAAAAAAGAAGCAGGTATCACGGTATCAGCGGCAAAAAAGCAAGGAGACCCGCTGACTAAGCCGGGGCTTATTGGCGCGTTCTGCCGGGCACACACGATCGAAGACGCTATAGAGACGTTCCTGTCCGATGAATACACCGCCTGTGCGGTAGAAGGGCGGTACACGTACACAAAAGGCAGCACAAGCGCCGGGCTTGTTATCTACGATGACAAGTTCGCTTATTCGCACCATTCAACGGACCCGGCAGGCGGCAAGCTCTGTAATGCTTTTGATTTGGTTAGGCTTCACAAGTTCGGAGCACTTGATGCGGATGCCGTCGAAAGCACTCCGGTAGTTAAAATGCCATCATACACAGCGATGGTGAAGCTGGCGGGAGAAGATGAGGCAACAAGACGCATGATAAGCGCCGAGCAGGCTGAAGATATCAAGAAGAGTTTTGAGGAATCCGGATTTAAAGCCACCGACGCAGACATGGACTGGATGGCGGAGCTGACAAGAGGATCCGGGAAGAACGCACCGATACTTCCGGTGGCAGGGAATTTTATCGCTATTCTTGAGAACGATCCGCAGCTCAAAGGGACTTTCGGACTCGACTTGTTCTCCCGGAGGCTTATCGTAAAAAAAGACCTGCCGTGGCGTAAAAAAGGTATTGATAACATCTGGCGGGATACTGATGACGCCGGCCTGCGCAACTATTTAGCAAAATATTACGATTTGGCCGCCCGGCAGGTCATCGATGATGCGCTGGTAGAAGTTATGTACAAGCACAAAACACACCCGGTGCAGAACTATCTGAAAAGTTTGAAATGGGACGGAGTCGAGCGTGCAGAAACGCTGTTTATTGACTTTTTAGGCGCCGATGACTCGCAGTACGTAAAAGATGTCACGCGGACGTGGCTCAAGGCTGCCGTAGCTCGTATAGAGCGCCCGGGAGTCAAATACGACTCGTGCATAGTGCTTAGCGGCCCGCAGGGCATAGGCAAAAGTACGATTTTAGGCAGGCTGGGCGGAAAGTGGTTTAATGACAGCATTGTCAGTTTTCAAGGCAAGGAAGCGATGGAGCAGCTGCAGGGCAGCTGGATTATTGAGCTGTCTGAAATGCAGGCGTCTACAAAAGCGGATAACGACATGATCAAGGCTTTTCTCTCCCGTCAGACAGACAAGTTCCGGGTGCCTTACGGGCGGCGTACAGAAGAGTACCCGCGGCAGTGCGTTTTTGCCGCCACTACGAATGACAGCATCTTTCTTAAAGACCGTACCGGCGGGCGTCGTTTCCTGCCTGTTTTCTGTGCAGGCAACGGCAAACGTCCGCTGTCCGATTTGACAGATGATTTCATCGGTCAGATATGGGCAGAGGTCAAGCAGCTATATGAAATAGATCAAAATCTGTACTTGTCGGCCGATTCTGCGAAGGTCGCAAGAGAGCTGCAGGAAGCACATACGGAGGGCGGTGAGAAGCTGGGGCTTGTTTTAGAGTATTTAGACACGAAGCTACCAGAAAACTGGGACGATATGGATTTATACGACCGGCGGGACTATCTCAAGCACCACGGAGAAGAAGGCTATCCGGAAGGAACGGTGGTACGGAGCCGGGTGTGCGCGCTGGAAATGTGGTGCGAGGTTTTTGACGGGACGCGGCAGGGCTTTCGGAACGTTGACGCACGTGAGATGAACGGTATTTTGCAGCAATTGAAAGGATGGACAGAGTACAAAGAAGGTCAAGGGAAATTACGATTTGGTAATTTATACGGAATTCAGCGAGCCTTTATTCGAAAGAAAAAAGAATAACCGGGTGTTACCAATTCGTGAAAAAAGTGTTACCAATGTTACCAATGTTACCAATTATTTATGGGTTTTGAATTTTATAGAGGTTATAGAGAATTGTTACCAAATGTTACCAGATGTTACCAATTATTTTCAGAATTGGTAACAGGTAGAACACCGATAAAGTCTAAGAAAAAAGCCCAATGTTACCAATGTTACCAATTATTCCATAGAGGATTATTGAAATATAGAGTTATAGAAGAAAATAATAGACACATGATCATTTATTTCTTCTATAACTCTATAATCCGGAGAAGTCCACGCGCGCACGCGCGTAGCGCGCGAGATAAAGATTTATATTCTTAGTTATATAGGCGGAAAAAGCCTTTGTATATTTATGAGGTGAAAATGAAAGAATATACAGTAGAAAATCATCTGATATCAGTGACGCAGGCTTGCGGCGGGATGTGCCTCAAGTTTATTAGCCCCGGAATTGCAGGGGCGCCGGACAGGATTGTTATTCTTCCCGGCGGGAAAATCGGATTTGCAGAGATGAAAGCACCGGGAAGAAGGCCGAGGTTGCGGCAGAGAGCGGTTATCCGAGCTCTGTATAGGCGTGGTTGCCGTGTGGCGGTAATCGATAATCTGAAATCGGCCGAAGGATTTGTCAGGAGACTTGCAAAATGAAGTATGTACCGCATGGATATCAGGAGGCCGTGATTAAGCACATACTGAAAAATCAAGGTACCGGCGTCTATCTTGGAATGGGCCTCGGCAAAACTTCGACGACTTTATCGGCTATCTTTCAAGCAATGTTTGACGAATTATCGATTAACAAAGTATTGATTGTGGCGCCAAAGAAAGTGGCCGAAGCGACTTGGCAGGATGAAGCGTCAAAGTGGGATTGTTTTAAGAGTCTTACGTTTTCAACAGTTTTGGGAACACGGGCGCAGAGGCTGCAGGCACTGGCAAGAAAAGCAGACATCTACATTATTAACCGCGAGAATGTCGTATGGCTGCTTGAACAAATGAAGTATAAACCGGATTTCGACATGCTTGTTATCGACGAGAGTACGAGTTTTAAAGACGCAAGCACGAAACGATGGAAAGCGTTACGAAAGGTCAGGACGTGCTTCAGAAAAATAGTTTTGTTGACCGGCACACCACGCCCGAACGGGCTGATGGATCTATGGGCGCAATTGTACTTGCTTGACGGTGGTAAACGGCTGGGGCGGACACTGACAGAGTACCGGAATAATTATTTTGTACCGGATAAGCAGAACGGCCCGGTGGTTTACAGCTATCGGATACGGAGCCCGGACGCCGAAAAAGAAATCTATGACAAGATATCGGACATCTGTATTAGCTTGAAAGCTGAAGATTATCGTCTGATGCCGGATAAACTCCCGCCGGTTACGGTTCCTGTGATGCTTGATGAGAAATCGCAGAAAGCATACCGGGAACTTGAGCGGGAATATGTAACTGAACTGCAAGGCGAAGAGATAACGGCTTTATCGGCAGCAGCGGTCAGTAATAAATTGCTGCAGCTGGCAAACGGGGCAGTTTATGACGCAGATAAAAAAGTTATACCGGTTCATGACGCGAAAATCACAGCGCTAAAAGAAATCATAGAAGCAAATGACGGAAATCCGATTTTAGTCTTTTACAATTTCAAACACGACAAAGACCGGATTAAAGAAGTCTTTCCGAATGTGCGAGAATTGCAAAATTCGAGCGATATAAGGGATTGGAACGCGGGAAAGGTAAAACTACTCATAGCGCACCCCGCAAGCGCGGGATACGGTCTCAATTTGCAAGCAGGCGGGCATATTATCGTGTGGTTTGGTTTGACATGGAGCTTAGAACAGTATCAGCAGGCAAACGCAAGACTGGAAAGGCAAGGACAAAAAGAGCCGGTTATCATACATCATTTAGTCGCGAAAGGTACGGTAGATGAATTGGTTATGCAGGCGCTGAAACGAAAAGAAAACGGGCAGGAAGCCATGATGAACGCAGTTAAATTATTAGTCGAAAGGGGTGGTGGAAAATGAAGTTAAAGAAGTTACTGAGAGTCATTCCGGTAGTTAGCACAACACGAGTTATCAGAGCAAGCATGGGGTTGTACGGGCAAACGTACAGAGTGATGTTTGAAGGCCAATGTGAAAAAATCCCGTACTGGCTTGTGGATTTTGAGGTTATGGCAGTGACAAGCGGGGATGGTAAGCTGATCATCGAGGTGTGCGATGAATAGCGCGGACATGGTGAACAGGCCGCCGCACTACAACAAAGGCCGTGTAGAATGTATCGATGCGATTGAAACGGCAACAAGTGATTTAAGCGGTATCGAAGCTGTGTGTACGGCGAATGCTATTAAGTACTTGTGGCGGTGGAAACAGAAAAACGGAACAGAAGATCTGAAGAAAGCCAGATGGTACATAGAGCACTTGATAGAGAGGACTGACGAGAAATGACAGAGATTTTGATTTTTGTAATTGGTGCGTGGATTGGTTCTATCGTCGGTGTCGTAACGGTAGCATTATGTGTAGCGGCGAGCAGGAGGGGTAATGACGGTTAAAGAGTTTTTGAGGTCGGTCAGGGAACAAGACAGCTTGTTACGCGCATACGAGCAGGAATTGGAAGATCTAAGACGTAGAGCATACAACATCTCAAGTCCGAAACTGGGGGATAAGATACAATCAAACCATTTAGCCACACTCGATGAAATTGTGGATAAGCTTGACTCGCAGATTGAAAAAGTAAATACCGCTTGGGATGAACTGATTGACAAAAGAGATCAGGCTAAAGCACTGATCAACAAGGTAGAAGACGAGAGTATCCGTTGTGTGCTGTATCGGTATTACATACTGGGGCAAACGTGGGAGTTAATAGCTGTGGATATGAATTATACAATTCGAAGGATTTATCAGCTGCACGGTCAAGCTTTGAAAAATTTAGAGGATGATTTCACTAAATTTCATTATATTTCACTATAAGACGTGATATTATGATACTGTGAAAATATCGCGAGATACTTTCCTCCTCAATTTTAGAAAAGCACATGCCACTCCCCGGTGTGTGCTTTTCGTTTGTCCAGGAGAAAGGAGGTGGTGACGTGACACCAAGGCAGGAGAAATTTTGTATTGAATACTTGATTGATTTGAATGCAACACAAGCGGCTATACGAGCCGGATATAGCAAAAGAACGGCTGACAGAATTGCTAATCAAAACTTGAGAAAACTTGAGATTCAAAGCCGTATTAAGAAAATGCGCGATGAATACTATGACAAAACGATCATGTCGGCTAAAGAAGTCGAATATCTACTGTCTAAGGCAGGAAGAGGCGAACTCAAAGAAGAAGTTGTCGTCGTCGAAGGCTTGGGCGACGGCGTTAGTGCAGCACAAATTATCAAAAAGCATTTATCTGCGAAAGACCGTATAAAAGCACTGGAACTCATGGGGAAACGCCACCACCTGTTCGAAGATCAGAACAGCAAGACCGGAGAAGAAGAGGTGCGAATTATCGATGATACAAATTAAACTTAGCGATAAAATGGCACCGTCGTTCTTTTCTGTACACAAAGACGTCAAGCAGCATGGCCATACGCATTATGTATTGGCGGGCGGCCGAGGAAGTACAAAGTCCTCTTATGTATCGCTTGAAATTCCGCTGCTGCTTATGCGGAACCCGGAATGCCACGCTGTCGTTTTGCGCAAAGTGGGCAACACGCTTAGAAACTCAGTCTATACGCAGATGGAATGGGCGTTAGATGCTTTGCACATATCAGATAAATGGAAGATGACGATTAGTCCGATGGAAATGATACGGAAAGCAACGGAGCAGAAGATTCTATTCTTTGGTGTTGATGATAAAGCGAAAATCAAGTCTATTAAGCTGCCGTTCGGCTATGTCGGCGTGGTCTGGTACGAAGAACTTGATCAGTTTGCCGGCATGGAAGAAATCCGCAATTTAAACCAGTCTCTTATGCGCGGCGGGTCCAAATTTTGGTGTTTTTCTTCGTACAATCCGCCGAAGTCGGCGAACAACTGGGTAAATGAAGAAATGCTGCTTGATGAACAGGACAGACTTGTTCATCGTTCAGATTACTTAAGCGTCAATCCCGACTGGTTAGGCCCGCAATTTATTTATGAGGCTGACAAGCTCAAAGCAAAAAATGAAACCGCATACCGACATGAGTATCTTGGTGAAATCACAGGTACCGGCGGGGCTGTTTTTGAAAATGTCACAGAGAAGAGGATTACCGACGAAGAAATACAGCAGTTTGACCGCAGGCGGTATGGCTTAGATTTCGGTTTCGCGGTAGACCCGTTGGCTTTTACAGCTATGCACTACGATGCAAAACGGGAAATTTTGTATATCTTCGATGAAATCTATCAGCCGAAGCTGACAAACAGGCAGGCGGCGGTAAAAATAAAAAAGAAAATCACAGAAACGGCATTAATTCGTGCGGATAGCGCGGAGCCGAAGTCGATTAAAGAGTTAAATGAATTGGGGTTAAGAGCTATAGCGGCTAAAAAAGGCCCCGATAGTGTCGAGTTTGGGATTCGGTGGCTGCAGGGGCTTTCGTCTATTGTCATAGATAAAAAGCGCTGCCCGAATGCGTATAAAGAGTTCGTAACATACGAGTACGAAACAACGCGCGACGGGCAGTACATCAGCGCATATCCGGATAAAAACAATCACGCGATAGACGCGGTGCGCTATGGCTGTGAAGATCTAATGCCCGCACGGTTCAAAGTAAGAGCTGTGCGGAGTAATTTATATTGAGGTGACACATGGATAAATACAGTCTTTTGACAGATGCATATTTCGGCACCGGCCTTTTTGAAAACGGGGTCGGACTTAGGCAGCATCCGCGGGAAGACCCGGCAAACTATAAAGACAGACAGGGGCTCGCTTACTACTTGAATTATACCGGGCCGATTGTTAATGCCGCGGTAGATCCGATATTCAAAAACGATATCAAGCGTGACTATAACGGTTCGACGCTGTTTCAGACATTTCTTGATGACTGCGATCGAACCGGCACGGATTATCAGGATTTCTGTAAATCAGCGGCGTTGCAAGCAAAATTATACGGCGTAGTGTATATCGTTGTTGATAACAGCGACGAACTGGCTGAACGAAGAAGTGACGCCGTCGCAGGGCGCAAGCTGCCGTTTTTGAAAATTGTTACGCCGGCGCAGATTAAAAACTGGGCAATAGACCGATACGGCCGCCTGACGATGTTCCAGTATACCGAAACATCACAGGTCGGGGCAAACGCGAAAAACACAGAGACATATACTTGGACACAGGACTCGTGGGCAATCGGGAATGGCGACGGCAAAATAACGGGTAACCATAATATTAGAAGTGTTCCGGTTGTGCAGTGGCTCGCAAGAAACACAGACAGGAAAATTATTAAACCGCCGTCAGAGTATTTATCGGTAGCACAGGCGAATTACTTCTTGTATCAGCTTTGCAGCTGGCACACTCAACTCTTGAGAGATCAGGCTTTTGGCATTCTGACAATGCCAGATGACGGCACCGGCGAAGTAACAGTTGGCACGAATAATGCGCTTGTCTATCCGGCGGACGCTTCACACACGCCTGCTTTCATAGCGCCACCTGCGGCCCCTGCTGAAATGCTGACCGAGCAGATGGATAGGATTATAAAAGAAATGTTCCGAATGTCCGGGCTTGATTCCGTTATTGGCGTGCAGAGCGATAAAAGCAAATCAGGCGTGGCCAAACAGTGGGATTTTGAAAAAACTAATAAGAGGCTGGCGGATTTTGCAGTACGATGTGAGGATGCCGACGAGGCTATCGTTAAACTGTTTGAAATGTGGTCGGGCGAAACTGTCGATTATAACTGCGAATATCCGCGTGACTTCAAGATTAACGATGTTGTGGATTCGTTGTCTAATGCCGCCGCAGCACTTGAGCTTGGTTTCGATAGCGCCACTTACAAGCTGGAAGTCTTGAAAAAGGTACTGGAAGCGTACATGCCAAATCTTCCGCCGGAAACTTACGACAAAATGATTGAAGAAGTCGCGGCCGCTATCGAAGAGAGCAAGCAGAATAGCGCGTTTGAAGATGGTGATGTAGATGATCCTGACGGAAACGGACAAAACGATTAAAGCTTTTGAAGAAGAAATAAAGCGACTGCTAAAAGCGGGAAAAACACCGAAACAGGCTGTTGATGAAGCTTACAAACTGTATCCGGTCATGAAAACCATGCGGAGTGAAATAGAACCGCAACTGATCAGCGAGATGAAGAGAGGCGGCGCGGTCGGCATTGCTAAACCGTTATTAAAAAAAGCGTCCACTGCGGTATGGGCAGCTGACGGATTGACATTGTCAAAAAGAACAACGCAGGGAGCAAAAGAAGTTACAAAGCAAGCGGCGATGATCATTGCCGAAGCTGTGAAAAAAGGACAGACGGTACAGAAAACGGCACTTGCGCTTTTCGACGGGTACGGCTACGGACGCACACTGCCCGAACAAGATATCCCTGATTTTTTAAAGCAGCTGACGCAAATTGCAAAAGCAAAAGACTACGGCGGCGCAGAGTTTCATAAAACGATCCGGGCAGTAGAACGCAACCTGAAGAAACTGAATGTACAGGGTCTAAAAGCTGCGTACATGCAAGTAAAAGATGCTGTACTATCAGGAAATGAAAAACGTATTGAAAAAGCAGTCTATACAGCGACACAGGAGCGCACGCGGTACTTTGCACGACGTATCGCACGTACCGAAATGGCAAGAGCGTATAATGATGGTTTTATTGCAAAATGGGCAAACGATGAGGATTGCGTAGCATTCAAATGGAAGATGTCTACTGCGCATCCGTTTTGCGATATTTGCGATATGTATGCCGAGGCCGATTTATACGGTATGGGGCCCGGTATTTTTCCGAAAGATAAAGTGCCGACTCTTCCTGTTCATCCGAACTGTATGTGCCATCTTCGCCCTGTAATGGTAGGATCTAAGCTGTTGAAAAGCGAAACGCCGCACGCAAGAATAGAAGAGGGCGGCAGAGAATGGTTGAATAAACAGACGTTACCGAACAGACAGCGAATACTCGGCGTATACGGCGAGAAAGACGTCAAAGTAGGTCGGAGCTGGACAGAAAAAGCACGCGGATACAGCGGCGAAAAGATGAAAAGTAGGATAAAAGATGGTACAATAAAAGAAAAAGATCTTGAAAAAGAACTGCAAAGCTTGGGCGTTAATGTCGATCTATCAGCTCTGAAAGAACCGATAAGAGAAGCTAATATGGCGGAAGTGCTTCAAGTTGTTAACGACAACCCGAAGTTGGCAAAGCATATAGAAAAGTATGGGCTTGATATAGAAACGAATCTAAGCGGAGTGGCGAATGGCGCTACGCAATTCAGCATGCTCCCGGGTAGTATAAAGGTGAGGCTGAGTTCAAAGCTACTACACGATGTAACGGCTATTAAAACAAGCGTTGCGGCGCAGGAAAAATCAGGGTTTAAGATGCCCGCAGCGGACAAAGAAGCCCTGCATTACACTGCAAGTCACGAGTTCGGGCACGTTCTTGAGGTAGTCGCTTTGTATGAGCGAACACAAGGTTTACCGACGTGGGCAGTTGGCGACGAGTTTAAACGGCAAGCAAAGCTTATTCGAAAAGAAATCATAGCATGTGCTAAGGAAATCGATAAAAAGGTGAATTTCAGAAATTACACAAAGTATTTATCTGAGTATGGCCGTAAAGATGAGTTTGAATTTTTCGCAGAATGTCATGCAAATATGAGATGCGGCAAAACTAATGTCTTGGGGCAGGCTTTGAAAAAATGGTTAGAGAGGTGGAATGAAGATGGATAAAATGTGCACATTATCGGATTTGGCCGATAGGCCTTATTTTCTTACGAATAAAAAATGGTACTATGAAGACGAAGAAGGAAATCTAAAGCTTACGCATGAAGCACCGCCCAGAGCGGTAAAAAGCTATAATGATTTTTTTAAAAAGCCCGAGTTCGACAAAAAGGGGATCATGACACTACTGTAGTTACGCGTAAAAATATTTAATTTTTGTTGTTTAAAAAGCACTCATAACGAGTGCTTTTATATTGCCTTTTCGCGGGGCAGGAACCCGCCCGCAGGCGTTAAAGAACGGTCTTTTTTTGTTGGGACGGGAGCCCATTATTACAGTACACAGGAGGTACTTATTATGACATTGGTAGAATTGTATGAGGCGTTAGGTAAGTTAGAAAATGGGTCGGAAATGATATCAGCCGTAAAAACGGAGATCTCACGACTGAACGGTGAATCTGCAAAGTTCCGCACATCTAAAAATGAAGCTGACGCGAAAATTACCGAACTTACTGCAAAGGTGGAAGAACTTGAGGCGAAAGGTACAGGAGACCAAACCGCCGCCGAGAAAATGCAGAAACAGCTGGATGAGCTGAACAAAAAGTACGAAGCGGCTGAAAATGCCCGGAAAGAAGAGCAGGCTAAGCGAGTGCAGGCTGACATTATGCAGCAGACCGTGGCAGCTCTGACAAAAGGCAACGCAGCTAACCCATCGGAAATTGCAAAAATCTTGGTCGGTTCTATCAAAGCAGATGAAGACGGTACTTACAAATTCACGAATGCCAAAAATGAATTAGTCTCCATTGAAGACGGTGCCGCGGGCTGGCTGAAAGATAATGCGTGGGCGGTAAGAGACACGCAGAATCCCGGAAGCGGCGGAGGTAACGGCGGAAACGGGAGACAATCACAGCCGCAGGGGCTGCAGGCGGCAGTTGCGGCTGCATTGAATAAGTAATTTTTTAAGAAAAGAGAGGTAAAAACATATGCCGGTAACATTAGCACAGGCAAAACTCAACGTACAGGATGATCTCCAAGCAGAGGTCATTGATGAGTACGCAAAATCCAATTTTATGTGGAATCACATTATTTTTGACAACGTAGTATCCCCCGTAGGCGGCGGAGCCACGCTGACTTACTCTTATAATCGCGTGAAAACACAGCCGAAGGCGGATTTCCGTTCAGTTAATGAAGAGTACACCGCGCAGGAAGCCGACAAAGAGCAGAAATCCGTCAATCTGGCGATTTTCGGCGGTTCTTTTAAAGTTGACCGCGTCATTGCGAATATGGGCGGCATCGCAAACGAAGTCACGTTCCAAATGCAGCAGAAGATCAAAGCGGCGTCTGCACTTTGGAATGATACCGTTATTAACGGTGATACCGGGACAAACACTAAAGCGTTTGACGGACTGGAAAAAGCGCTGACCGGGTCTTCTACGGAATATAAACCTACTGCGGCAATCGACTTGTCTTCCGGATCCGCTATCGACAGCAATTATAAGACATTCCTTGATGCACTCGATGAATGCCTGGGATTGATGGATGGTGAGCCGTCTGCGCTTCTCATGAATGCGGCACTCTTCACGAAATTCAAGGCTGTTGTTCGCCGTGCGGTAGCGTACACTGAAACAAAGGATGACTTCGGGCGTCCTGTTCTTACTTATAACGGCATTCCGATTGTCAATCTCGGCGCGAAGTCCGGGTCTAATGATCCTGTTGTGCCGATTGACACGGCTAAGAGCACAACGTCTCTCTACGCCGTACGCTTCGGCATTGACGGATTCCATGCCGTTTCTATGGCGGGGGTAGCACCTGTTCAGACATGGCTGCCTGATTTCAAGACATCTGGAGCCGTAAAGTCGGGCGAGGTAGAAATGGTGGCCGCAGTTGCGCTGAAAGCAACGAAAGCGGCTGCAGTTCTTAGAAATATCAAAGTTAAATAAGGAGGTACAAAATGGCACAGATTATAGCGCCGAATAAAGATTATACCGGCGAAAGTGCTTCTGTACCGTTCGTTAAGGGCGTCGGAGAAACTTCTGACGCTTACTTAATTGAATGGTTCAAGGAGCACGGGTATACCGTAATTGAGGACGAAGCCGCAGAAGTACCGCCGGAAGCCCCTGAAACTCCTGAAACCGAAGCAGAGGCAGCGGATGCAGCTGAACAGGTCGAATCTGAACCAGAGGCCTGTGAACAAGTCGAAGAGGCACCGGAGAAGCCGAAAAGGACACGTTCTTCAAGGGCAAAAGCAGCTGATGCAGAATGAATTCGGCGGATATCTTCAAGAGGCGGCTAAAGCAGGCGGTTAAAGAGAGCACTTTGACTGTAGCGGAGTATGCGCAGGATAATCACAGGTTTAAATCAAGAACGGGCGCTTTGGAGCAGTCTGTAATAACGGATTATAGAGCTGGTGGATTGACTGGTGTTATTACGCTGGATTTAAATCGTGCAAATTATGGGTATTTTGTACATCACGGATTTCCTGCGCATAATATTCGCCCTAAAAACAAAAAGGCTCTTCGGTGGCCATCGGGCGGTAGATTTGCTTTCGCTAAAAGCGTCCGCCACCCCGGATTTGCCGGAGATCCTTTTGTTTTTAACGCTTTGGACGCGTGCGATAGTGAGATTGACTCTATTTTTGATCGTTATGCGGAATTAGCTAAATCGGAGGTAGAAAATGCTCTTAACAGTCGATGATTTAATAACAAAAGATGAACTGCTGGGGCCGGTTCTAACCGAAGAGACACTGGCCGATGCGCATGACTATTTATATTATTTGGCGTCACAAGTAGGCGTCGAGAAATCAAAAGTGCAGGCTACGGTATTAGTCAAACGGTTTATTACCGCTTATGCTTTCCGTGCGACGGCGGTTAATAAATCGTTCGGCTTGCCGGGCAGTATGTATAGCGACGGTAAGGATATCGATGCTTACGCGAAAAAAGTGCAGATATATTCCGATGAAGTAAAAATGCTGGAGAACCGGCTGCAGACTGCGGAGGCCTTTACCGGCACTTCGCAGTCTTCCGGTTTCCGGGCCGTTAAGATTTTCCGGGGGTAGGTATGGCTTGGCTTGAAATTTTAAAATACCTGCAGACTGAACTGAAAAAACAGAAAGCGGCGCAGGAAATAAAACTGGGTGCGTACGATCCACGGACGATTAAAAATACTGACGGAATTATTCTGCTTATGCGCGGAAATGAACAGCCGGACACTGATTCGGATATGGTCGATTATGAAACTATAACGCTGTATCTTGAATGCTGGATTCGTTATGACGGCACGGAACTATATGTCGGTTATGAAAAACTGGCCGCGCTGGAGAAGAAAGTCGATGACGTTCTGCAGAAAATCCGTGACATATCCGGGATGGTAAAAAACAATATCCAGTTGATGGATATCCGAGTTAGCCGAAAGACAGGAGACCCCGGTGGTTTGCGGCCGCTGTACGGCGTGCAATATGAGATAACAGTTACTGTATACGAAAGCGAGGATTGAATATGGCAGTGCAAGCGAGGGGCTATAAGGCCTCTACCACAATAGATTTTGAAAGTGCTTACAATAAGGCGCCGGCAGCGAAAAAAGGAATACTGCTGCCGATTAATAAAAATGAAATGGAGAAAAAGCAGACGCTTATCTCTTCGGATACGATTACTGGGAGTCGTAATAACACGATTTCCAGTTTGGGGCGTGTAAGCGTTGACGGGAACGTAACTATTCCCGCGGATTTCCGTGCTATCGGATACTGGCTGAAAGCATTACTTGGCGCGCCTACAAGCGTAAAAGGCACGGGCGTTAATACACACACGTATAAAGTTGGCGATACGCAGCCGTCTTTTATTCTTGAAAAGGCATTTCCCGATTCAGGTAAGTATTTTCTGTATCGCGGTTGCAAAGTAAACACGCTGAAATGGGGCTTCGGCGAAGATAGCGAAATGACTGTTGAACTGGCTATCATGGGCGCTCTGCGTGAAATTGCGTCCGCTACATATGACGCGTCGGCTACATCAGTAGCGAAGCTCCCTATTTCGCAGAACCACACGTATGTCAAGATTGGCGGCACAGAAAGCGAAATCGTTAAAACGGGCGATTTTACTCTGGACGCAGGGCTTGATGGCGATCAGTATGTCGTCGGCAAGGGAGGCATTCGCGGAGACATCCCGGAGGGGCTGTTTAAAGCAAGCGGGAACATTGAAGCGCTGTTTATGGATACTTCTATGATGACACTTGCTGATACCGGCGCGAAAACATCACTTGAAATCGGCTTTAAAATGTCGGAGAATTGCAGCTTGGCATTTACTTTCCCGGAAGTGCAGATTGAACCGCACGACGCGCCGATCGATGGACCCGCAGGGGTTTCTGTGAAATTTGCATGGAATGCATTTTACGAAAGCAATGCGCAGAAAAGCACTGTGCAGGTTGTATTGAAGAATGATAAGGAGTCTTACTGATGGTCGAAATAAAGACAATGACGAGAAAGCAAGTCAAAGACCTGCGTAAAGCGGGTCTTGATTTAGTTTTGCTTGGCGAGGCAGATAAAACAAAGACGATTGAAGCTCTTGAATGGGTTTTTGATCATGTTTATCCGGAACTTGCTGACGACGAAGCACTTTCTTATCGCGAAATGATCCGGATTGCTACAAAAACTTTTGAAAAAACATATGGAACGGATGCAGAAGTAAAAAACTAACGGATGCCTACCGGTGGGAATGGTCACCGCACCGGGAATACTGTGAGAATTGTCAAAAGCTGCACAGAAAACTGAATAAGAAGCCTCCTTGTGCCGATTGCGAGCATAGGAGGCCTTTTTTGTCAGGAGAAAACACGGAAACGTGGGAGTTGTGGAGCTACTGTGCGGGGCAAGTTCGTACCAGCGGATTAGGCGACATTATCGGAATTGATTATAACGCATTATTTCAGGTTGCAATTGTACTTGGGATTGAAGTAACTCCGGGGATTTTGAAAAAGATAAATGCGATGGAAATGATCATGCGGGAAGAGGTGAGGAAAATTGGCAAGCAGCACTAAAACGATTGAAGCGCGAATTGAAGCAAAGGATAATGCTTCGGGGTTTATCAGCAAAGTTAAGGCGGAACTGAATAAGCTCAGGGACAAAAATATCAAAGTAAATGTGGATACATCGGGCGCGGAATCTAAGATTTCAGGTATAGCGCAAAAAATCAATTCTGTAGGAAACGGAATGTCTGGGGGGCTTACCGGAATTCTATCAAAAGCAGGACCCGCAGGATTGGCGATTGCGGGAGTAACTGCAGCAGTTGCAGGGTTAGGCGCAGCTCTCGGTGCCGCAGGTGATAAATTTATAGGCTACAACGCTAAGATGGAGCAGACTAGTATTGCGTTTACTTCTATGCTCGGCTCTGCGCAAGACGCCAAGGTTATGATGGACCAGCTGCGTAAATTTGCGGCGGATACGCCATTCGAATTTGAGGATATCGCTCCCGCGGCGCAGCAGTTAAAAGCGTTCGGCTTCGAGGCGCGTGATATTATCCCTACTTTAACCGCGGTGGGAAATGCATCTGCAGGTCTTGGTAGAGGCGCCGAAGGATTGAAGCAGATTGCTTTCGTCATGGGGCAGATTAAAACAACCGGAAAACTGATGGGGCAGGATGTCATGCAGTTGTCCCAGTTAGGGATTCAGGTCAAAGATATTTTAGCTAAAAACTTAGGACTTGCCGCAGATCAATTGTCGGATATCGGGAACCAGGGCATCAGTGCCGACGCGGCCATAAAAGCGCTCACGGAAGGCATGAATGAACGGTTTCCGAACATGATGGCCAAGATGTCCAATTCTTTCTCCGGTATGCTGAGCACCATTAAGGACAACGCAAGACAAATACTCGGTAAAATCGGAGAACCGCTTTTTAACAGCATGAAAAATGCGATCGGCAAAGTCCGTGATGTGTTTAATACAGCTCTTAAAAACGTAAATACAAAGGGACTGTCACACATTTTTGATGACCTAGTGCCCGACGGGCTTGCAAAAAATATCAGCCATATATTCAACTCAATCGGGCAAGAGATTTCTGCGATCATGCCAGTCATTGATAATCTGTCATCCGCGCTGGGCGATCTGTTCAAGCCTCTTTTGGACGGCGACGGCAGCTTGTTCTTAGATATGATGGACACTGTTGCAACGGTGACGGTTAATGTGTGGCGCGTGGTAAGCGGTGTTATCGCAGACATTGCAGCTGTTATTGGTTCGGTGGAATCTTATATCGTAAGCGTGTTGAACAGTATAAGTGGTGCGTTTGACACTTTGTATAACGGGCTGCTTAGCGGAATTGTGCAGATGGCCAATCAATTTTTGGCAACTGTAGGTGACTGGCTGTCGCAAGCCTATAACGCTATTGTTGATTTTGTAAATGCGTGCTTAGACAAGCTCGGCGTCGTCGGTACGGCTATCAGAAAAATCGCAAGTATGGTCGGCGCAGAAATTGAATCTGCAAAAGACGCTGTTACAAATTCTAAAACGTTTCAAGCGTTGACTAATCTTGTGACAATTAATGGCAATATTACTTCAAAAGTGGAGACTGGCCCTACTGATTTTGTTAATCAGGGTGGCGGCGCTGTTGGTGGTGGCGGAAGCGTCGGTGGTTCAGGAGGCGGTGGCGCTGGTGCTGTAGACAAAGCGCAAAAGAAAATTGAAGAACTGACAAAAAAGATCGCCGATGCCGTTTCGGATCTATCCGATAAAATCCTTGACGAAACAGGAACAGCTTATGAAAAGGGAATAGGCAAGCTAAACGGTGAAATCGCGAAAGTTAAAAAGGAAATCGAGGAAGCTGCAGCCGCGGGGGTTAATACGGACGCCCTGCAGGCAAAACTTGAAGAATATGGACGTGTTATAAAAGATAAACTTGTCAAAAAGTGGAAAGAAGCTAATACAGATCTTGTTAATGATACGAACCTTGCACTGGCTAAAATGACTAAAAGCATTTCGGCGCAGGCGGAAGCACAGTATCAGATTGATCTGGAAAAGCTGAATCGTGAAAAAGAGAACAAGCTAAAAGAAGTTGCACTGACTCAGGATAGCGCTGAAGCTAAACTTGCGGTAGAGCGCTGGTACAGTGCGCAACTTGCACTTATCACGAAGCAGCGAGACGACGAACTGGCTAAAGAACCAAAAACTTGGAGTGAAGCGTGGAATAACGCTCTTCAGCAAATGGTCGAGAATTTCGGATCCAAAGGTAAACAGATGCAGGACGCTATGAACAGTGTCGCGTCCTCAATGGCTGACGGTTTTACAGACATGTTTACTGACGTATTGACTCTCGATTTTAAAAATATCGGAAGCTCTTTTAGTAACATGCTTAAAAGCATGCTAAAAGCAATTGCAAGTTTTATGGCAAAACAGGTCGTGACGAGCTTTTTAAGTCGGTTTTTGGGCGGTGGCAGTGGCGGCACCGGAACTGGGATTTCTCTTGGTGGCAACTTTAGCCAGAGCTGGGGTGACCGCATGATTGCGTCCGTAGCGCCTAAACTTAACTTTCGCGCTAGTGGCGGCCCGGTATCTGCCGGGCAGGCGTACATCGTTGGAGAACGCAGACCGGAGCTGTTTGTTCCGCGTACATCCGGCACAATTCTCCCAAGCGTCAATATAGGACGGCAGGCGCCGGAAGTGCAGGTAGTTGTTCAGAATAATACCGGTACGCCAATGCAGGCCAAAACGCAAACAACGCAGCAATCGGATGGTCGGATTCTGAAAACGATTATTCTGCAGACCGTAGCAAATGCTGTTTACACAAACGAAGATCACATGCGAGATGTCATAGCAGGCGTCCGCGGAGGTTAATATGCTGAAATTCCCGAATATAAAAAATCCTATCTACCCGCTAAAGCATAAGCGGGTAGATCACACGTACAAAATGGAGCAGGACAATGAAACTATCAACACGCGGCCGCGGTTTACGAAAAAACCGCTACATTTTACTTTGCAGTGGTCAGCTTTACCCGCGGCCGATTATTCATTGCTTGATACTTTTTTTAATGATCAGGCGTACGGCAATGCTCTAAAATTCCAATGGACGTATCCGCCGGAGCCTGGGTGTAAATTTGCAGGGCAGACGTTTACCGTTCGATTTTCTGGGGATCTCGAATTTGACCTTGTTAATCCGGGGTTATTTTCAGGGCAGGTAACACTGGAGGAAGCATAAATGGAATTATCTACAGCGGCAATTATCGAAAAGAATAAAACGGCTTCTAACGGTGCTGATCTTCTCCTCTGCGATATTACGTGCAGAGATGAAAGTCTGCACTTGGTAGCTAATAATGAAAATATTGTATTTCAAGGTGTCACTTATTACGCTTACGCATTCAGCGTCGATAAAATCAAAGTAAGTAGTACAGAGATGCCGTCGGCAAGATTGAATATCAGCAACATCACCGGATCCATGCAGGCGCTGCTTGAAAAATATGACGGCGCGGACGGCGTTACAGTATCTCTTAAAGCGATTAATACAAATGTCCCGGATGAGATTTTAGATGAAGAGGTATTTGATGTTATCGGGTCATCTGCAGATAAAAAGACCGCAACGCTGAATATCGGTACCAGTTTTTCGCTGCAGAAACGCTTCCCCGCAACTCGTATATTGAAAGACTTTTGTCCGTTCAAATTCAAAGGGCGCAAATGTGGATATAAAGGGCCGGTAACAACCTGCAATAAAACACTTTCAGATTGCCGCAGATGCGGTAATAATAAGCGTTTTGGTGGGTGCCCGACGGTACCGCAGGGGGGACTATATGTCAGAGATAACTGATTTAATCGGAAAACCGTTTTCAGAAATGAAATGTTGGGATTTAGTACAAGAGTATTACCGCCGGAACGGTAAACGTTTACCGGATTACCGCGAACTGCTTACTGCTGACGGAGCTCCTGATGGCGGCAATCAATATAAAGAGATTAAGGAGCCTGAGTTGGGCTGCATATGTGTGTATGCAATTAAAGGGCGTAGTATTGACCATGCCGGAGTATATCTCGGTGACAATCAACTTCTGCACGCCACGGAAGGCGGGGTGTGTATCGAACGCTTTTCTAAATTTTTACCGCGGCTGAAAGGAATGTATAAATGATTCATGTAATTATCGTTAATAATCCGTTTGACAAGCGGCAAAGAAAAGATTATTACAAGTCATGCAGTGGGAAAACGGTTAAAGAATACCATTCCGAAGAGGGGGAGAAAGTATACGCAATTAACGGTGTCCCCTGCGATGCGGATTATATTCCCGCGGACGGAGAAGAGCTCGTTGTCATGCCGAAAATCGAGGGTAAAGCCTTAGGGTGGATTTTATCCATCGGAATTACTGTTTTGTCCGCAGGCGTCGGGGCGGGTCTTATCGGCGGTATGACGAGTATGTGGGTGCGCATGGGGTTATCTCTTGCAATCGGCATGGTCGGTAATGCACTGGTTAATAAGTTGACGCCAACACCGAAAGCAGATTTGAGTAACACTGAGCAGTCAAATACTTACGGCTGGGGCGCTCCGACGACATTAACAGGGCAAGGGTATCCTTTGCCTATTGTTTATGGCACTGTTAAGACTTCGGGTATTATGCTCGCCCGGCACGTTGTATCTGCGGGAGAAAAACAATATCTGAATATACTCTACTGTGTAGCCGAAGGGCCGATTGATGAAATATCTAACATCGAACTCAATGGAAATCCGATAAGCAACTATGCCGATGTGCAGGTAGATATCCGTTTGGGCACGAATACACAAAAAATTATTCCGAATTTTAATGACTCTTACGCTGATACGGGGCTTGCCTACGAGCTCAACGATGATAGCAATTGGCACACGCATAAATTAGACGGAAATACAGCACAGGGGCTTGAATTAACATTTTCATTCCCTATGGGTCTGTATTATTCAAATGATAGCGGCGGTACTTCCGAAACCTGGGTCGAATTGGAAGCGCAATACAGAAAAGTAGGAGATACCGATTGGAAGAATATAGAAGTTGGCCGGATTAAGAAAAACACCAATAAATCATTTTATCTTGTGTATTCTGTTCGTGATCTGACACCAGCACGCTATGAAGTACGGGCAAGATGCACCAAAAAAGATGGTACGTCTATTCGGTATGCGAATAAAGTGCAGTGGCAAGGCGTCACGCAGGTTATTTATGACGATTTCGAGTACCCGGGCAAAGCACTTATCGGAATTAAAGCGTTGGCCACAGACCAGCTGTCCGGGAACGATCCGTCTATGACGTGCCTCGTTACGCGTAAGAACGTCAACGTCTGGAATCCGGCAACAAAGCATTATGAAGAACGGCCGGCAGACAATCCGGCATGGGCTACTTATGATATTTTGCACCACTGCCTAAAAATTGACGATACCGAGGGCGGATTTGAATATGAAGCCGACGGCGTCCGAAAAGAAAACATAGACTATTATGCATTCAAAGCGTGGGCGGCAGCATGTGTTAATGCCGGGATGGCGTTTAATTATTTATATGACAGCGCTATGTCCGTGTGGGACGCAAAAGATTACCCGTGCCGCGTTGGCCGCGGAGCTATTCTGCTGATGGGCACTAAGTTCTCTTGCGTCTATGACTACGCAGGAACACCTGTACAGTTGTTTACCGTCGCCAACGTGAAAAAGGACTCTTTTAAAGAAGAGTTCCAGTCTCGAGATCAGCGGGCAAACGCAGTTGAAATATCGTTCTTGAATAAAGATAAGAACTACGAACGTGACGTGCTGACTGTCTACGGTGACGATTATGATACGGCAGAACAGAATGTACAACCAGTACAGATTGAGCTAATGGGGTGCACATCGCTAAAACAAGCTTATGCATTCGGGCGATATAAACTCAGGGCAAATAAATACGAGATCCGAACAGTCTCTTTTGACGCATTCGTCGATGCGATCGCTTGTACAATCGGCGATGTTATCCTTGTGCAGACCGATAATACGACGTGGGGCACTGGCGGTCGGATTGTTAGCGTTAACGGAAAAGAATTAACTCTGGATCAGCCTATTGATATCGATTACAGCTCAATTTTTGTCCGTGACCAGGATACCGATAAAATCTATGAATCTGCAATCACGTCAATAGACGGAAGCAAAGTAACAGTTTCAGACGCTACCGGTTTTTCTGCAGATGCAGTTTATGCTGCAGGTAAAACTGGGAAAATAGCTAAGATGTTCAAGGTTTTAGCTATCGAAAAAGGGATGGACGACGCTACTCGGACTATTACTGGAATTGAATATTATCCGGAATTGTACAGCCCGGATACGAGTAAAGTACCCGAAATTGCTCAATACGATAATATCGTCAGCGGCCCGACGGATCTTACTGTTACTTGTACCGTTAAAACAGGTTACGGAGCCGGTACGGATTGCTCTGCGCATTGCGCTTGGATTAATCCTAAAACGGTCAATACTGTATATCTTGAGACAAGAGAGGACGGAGCTAATGTTTGGGTACACCGCGGAAGATTTGAAAACAGCGAAAATTCTTATACTTTTGAAGCGGATGGAACAAAGAAATATACTGTTCGTGTATATGCAGAAAACGAACTCGGCAAGCGATCCAGCTACTCTACGGCCAGAGTAGATTTATCTGCGTGGCTGCATCCCGCGGAAACGCCAAAAAACATCAAGGCATACACAAGATACCGAACATTGCCTAATGGTTCTCATAGATACGACATTCTTGTATCTTGGGATTCTAAAGATTTAATCGGGCGTGTCTGGTATAAAACAAACCACGTACAGGGCGAGGCAATCGTCATAGAAGACGGGCTAAGCGCCGACGAACTCGGCTTTGCCGGGGCGTGGGTGTACGCAGGACAAGGGAAAGGGCAACTGATTATCCCGCAAGCGCTGCCGGGCGACACTTACAGAATAGCTGTCACGACTGCTGACGGGCGTGGTGTGTTTAATCTACCCGATATCGCACCGAAAATCGACAAATTGGTTGCGTTGAAATCCACAATTCCGAATACTCCAGATAACTTCAAGATGGTTATAGGTAGTGTGGCACATTTGTCTTGGAATCCCGTAACAAATGCTGACGTACAGTTCTATGAACTTAGGACAAACAGTAACGCGGGCGGGGATTCAGACGCGTTACTTGCAAGAACAGACGGGCTGTCTTTTGATGTTACGCTTACGAAACGAAAAGGAACCTTGTATCTATTTGCTTGCAACACAGAGGGGAAATACTCCGCACCTGCAGCCATCACTTATAACAAGCCGGCCCCGGCAGCCCCGCCAAAGCCTGATCTAATGTCATCAATCGGCGGGTTTTCGGTGGTTGCTAATCCTATCCCTGCCGACTGCTCGGGAATGGCGGTATACATAGACCCCGCCGGCAAGAGTATCACGAGAATAACAACAACAAATAGCGTTTACTCTTACTCTTGCCCTGAAAACATCTATGAAGTGTCTATCGCTTATTATGACATGTTTGGAGAAGGCGCACGGTCGCCGTCGAACACGGTCACAGTGAAACTTGTTATCGATGAATCAATGCTGAAAGACGGGGCAATCAGTCTTAAGAAAGTTGACGAATCAATCAAAAAAGCACTGGAAGCAGGGAAAGTCAGTCAGGAATCCGTTAATCAGATAGTGTCCAATTTGAACAAAAAAGACGGCTATAAGACGTACAGCGCCTTAACACAGCTGAACAACGCTATTGAACTTCGGGTAAAAGATAATGAGATCATTAACCGTATTAACTTAACACCGAAAGGTACGACGATTGACGGTGGCTATCTACATATCACCGGTAAAACGACTATTGATAATAACGTCATAGTAAACGGTATGCTTGCTGCAAATGCGGTAACAGCAGATAAGATAGCAGCTGGCGCAGTGACAGCGAATAAGATCAGTGTTAATAGTCTTGAGGCGGTATCAGCTAATGTAGGCAATCTTAAGGGTGGAACTATATCCGGAACTACATTAATAGGCTCGACAATACGAAATGCGTCGAATACTTTTTCTGTCGATCCAGATGGGAACATCGTGGGGGCGACGCTCAAGGCGGGTACCATAGATGGTAATTCTGTAAGAATTAACGGCTACAACGTCAGGGCGGTTTCGATTCTAAAAGGTACCGGAAAAGGGGATTTTACAATTCCTCTCCCGGAAGGATATGAAGAAAAGGATTGCGTGTGGACGGCATTTTTAATGAGTAATGCACGGAGTACTTATTCTTTTTCGATGAACGGAAGAAGAGTGCATGCAAAAGAAATATCAGGGGATTACCCCGACCCGTTGTGCGGTTACATGGTTATAGGTATTAAATAAAGGAGGCATAAATTGTGGTACGGATTTGATAGCGAAGGTGCTTGCCGGTTCTCTTCTGACGGCACAGTACAACAGGAGCCGGGCATATCGGTTGTGAAGTCCGATGTAGTATACCCGGATATTTCCCGGCTTGTACTTATTAACGGAGAAATCGTGGAAATGGAGGAGACGGCGAATGAAGCTAACAGTATTTCAACACGGTGAAATTAGAGATGAGAACGATAAAATCATTAAAGAAGGGACTTACGGCAAGCATACCGTGTTCACTTCTTCCGATAATCGAGGGATTTTAGACTATATCATCAATAACTTTGAAGTGCTGTATCAAGCGGTGCAGGGTAATCTATCCGGCATTGTCGACGTAAACGCCATTTTTGATACTGTCAAGGAGTACATCAATAAGCAGAAATATGTACAGTCTGTAGACGGAAAGGGCTTATCTACAAACGACTACACGGCGGAAGAGAAAGCCAAACTGGCGAGTCTTGAGAATTACTCTCTGACGGCAGATAAAATAAAAACGGCATTAGGGTATATGCCGGTAAACGAAACTGCACTAAATGATAAAGTGTCTACTGACGTATTGACGAACGCAATAACATCGGTGACGAATAACTTTAATCAGACACTTACAGGATACGCACAAAAATCAGAACTAAACGACAAGCAGAATAAATTGGATTTTGACAGCGCACCAACGGAAAATAGCGAAAAAATGCTTACATCCGGTGCTATATATACGGCAATTAAGCAAGCCGTACAATCCATTACAGATGTAGATAATACATCATTTTAAAAAAGGAGCGAAATTATGAAACTCACAAGGCAGGACATCGTAGACGCAATCAAAAAAGGAAGCGTCGAGATTAAACCGGAACAGTATGTAGATTTAGATGAAAGGAGCTTTTAATCATGGCAAAAGGATTAGTAAATATCGAAAGTTTGAACGCTATTGCGAACGCAATTAGAGAAAAATTAGGTACAACCGCAACATATAAACCTGCTGAAATGGCACCTGCTATTCTGTCTATTCCGACAGGAGGAACAGGAGAAGAAATTCCGAAGGTTTATGTACCGAAAAATCTTGAACATCAGAACATCGTTATTACACCGAAATTTCTTAACACACCGGACGAAACAGGGGATAAAAAAGCGTATACTATGATAGTATCTACGTTAGGCATTAAAGCAGTACCCGTGGCGGGATATGAAGCGGGGAATATTGTTATCAACGGGATCGTGATGGGTAAAGAAGTTGATAACTACACAATCTCCGGAGGCGAACAGATTACCGCAACAGCGGCCACGAAAATAGGAGATTCTCCGACACTTGATATTCAAGGAACCTTGACGCTTACTGAAAACGACGAGAATACATTGGTTGCAACGAGTGATAAAATCAATACTACAAGCGACGGATATCAAGTTTCTCACGTAGAAATAGCCAATATTGGTGAGTTCGCGCTTGCTACTCTTACAGTAAACGGGATTAGTGCTTTTTACAATAAACCCGGGATTTACACTTCAACGATTATCAAAGCCCAAATAGGGGATGTAACATTCGATGCGACGCGTGAAATGACGGAGACTATATCTGGGGGATTCGCGAATGCGGACTTCCTGCGTTTAAAAGCGAACGTTGGTACCCCGATTAATTTTTCGATTAAATATGAATAATGTTTAGTTTACTGCGAGAGCCTGAACGGCTCCTGCGGTATTAATTTTATTAAGAGGTATATGAAATAATGAGCATGGGGGATATGAGCCCAGAGGCGCTGGAGCGGATTGTGAGGATCGAAACAAAGCTGGATATGCTTGTCGAAATGATTCCAAAAATGCAAGAATTGCAGTTAGCGCACGAAAGAGCAGCGCAGAGCGCTAAATCCGCGCATCATCGAATAGACAATATATACAAGGTGGCGGGGCTTATATCGACCATCGTATCTGTTGTCATCGCATTAATCGGGAAGGTGCTGTGATATGTTTAAAAAAATATGGAACGCAGCAATACAGTACGCGCCAAAGATAAAAGGTCGAGTACGAACCTCGATGCAGATCGTCTACGTATACGGCGCCGGGCTTATCATTCTGTTTCTGATGGTAATTGCGGCATGGATACACGATTTTTATCGAACGGGAGTAGCAAATACGACACTACTTATTAACTTCTTCAAAGAGTTTACAGCACCGGCGGTAGTCGGTGCTTTTACTTTTGTAAGCATCTTTTGTGTAGACAAGAATCATGACGGAAGACCGGACGCCGCAGAAAAAGAAATAAAAAAAGAAACAAGAAAGGAAGTGCGTAGAGATGACAATAGCCGAATTTAAACAAGAACTCATCGATAAAAGAGATTATTTTTATCAATTCCCATGGCCCGCAACTACTTACGGACACTGGACCGCCGGGAGGCATTTTACAACGTTTAACGACTATCATTTTAATGTTGACGGAGACGGTGAAATCATCTACACAAGACCGCTCGATGAGGTACCGAAAGCAACTTGGCACAGGAACACAGGTAGTATTGCAATTGCTCTATGCTGCTGCTATAATGCACGCCCAAATGCCTTAGGCGACTATCCGCCAACGGAAGCACAAATCGAAACGCTGGCGAAGATGTTTGCTGTCATTGCCGAGGTTTTTGACAACCCGATCGATAGAGAGCATTTTATGACGCATGGTGAAGCCGCTAATGACGACGGTTACGGACTGTACAGCGGAGATCCTGACTGCAGATGGGACTTAGAGCAGCTGTGCGATCAGGATGAAATCGGGACCGGCGGAGACATCCTTCGCGGTAAAGCTATATTTTATATGAATCAAAGGAGTGCATGATGTGGAAAAGAAAAAGATTATCACTATTGCTTGCGCTGTCGTTGCTGTTGTCGCCCTGCTCGTATATCTCATATTCGGCGGCACCACAGGTACCGGCGGAAACGGTGGTGATGCAAAGAACACAGTACGAGAAGCTAAAAACTATAGCGAGCAATCAGCAGATGCGGTTAGATCTGCTGGAGAGCAAATTAAATCTGCTGGAGAGCAACTCGACCGAAGCATCTCAAGAGTTGACCAAGCTGCAGAATCAGCTGACCGAGTGCAAAAAAGAATTGATGAGAACTCAAGAACAATTGCAGAGTGCAGAGATATCATTGCAGACAGCAGAAGAGAACTTAATGAAGCTGCAGAACTCTTTAGACAGATTGACGGAGAAAATAGATAACCTGACACATGACCTGAAGCTTGCGAAACGGCAAAGAAATCTATGGTCATACATAGCAGGAGCTGTGGCAACAGGCTGGCTGGTAGATAGATTAAGTAATTAACGGGGCGGGAAACCGCCCTCTTTTTTATTGCACGATATAAAGATAATTTATAATAAAAATCTTGAAAATGTATTGACTAATCAAAGATGATATTGTAATATATAATCAAGAAAGAATAAGAGTTAAAAACAAGGAGGCAAACAAAATGATTAGAAACATCGGAATCGAAGAAGGCGGAAGAATTTTAACAGATGGAAACCGGACAATAAAATTTGAAAGAGTAGACCGCGGATATGAAATGTACGAGCTAAGCGGGAACAGATATACCCGCTGCGGAATCGCGAACGCAGACGAAGAAACATCAGATGCGGATTTGTGGGCAATCGCCACAGATGATTTGTACTAAAAGAGGGGAGAAAGAAAAATGAAAGTAAGAATGTATAGAAACTATGATAAATTCCCGTACGAGAGTGATCATCACGGGAACTTTAACGGAAGAATGATATTCACATTCTTCCGCCCGATTGGCGGGGCGTTCGACTGTATACTGGTCGAGCTCCCGGAAGGATACAAACCATTACCGCTGGAAAGGTATGAACGCTACAGCGGGTGGCAAATGGAGTTAGATCAGGTTGTAAAAAAAGAAGAAGACGGAATGTACAACACTCGTGGATTAACCATGAGATTTTTCGACGAGAAAAACTGGGACTATGTAAACGTTCCAAAGGGGTGGCTCGATACTTATGCAAAGGAAGATACGGTGCCGGAACTTTGTGGTCGTGAAAATATACCGGTTAAATTCATCAGAATTGAATATTCAACGGTAAAAGAACTTGCTGAAAAATTTAATTGTGAGTATGTAGAACTGACAGATAAGTTTTATACCAGCTTCCGGAAAAGAATAAATGAATATATAAGCGCTTATGAAAAATGGAAAGATGTGAAAGAAGAGGTTAACCGCAGATCGGTTACGACATTCGAAACTCTAAAAGAAAGAGTTGAACTCAAATCAAACTGGCACGAAAAAACATACATCGGAAATCCTGGCGATTACGTATTAAATGTAGGAGAGAAACGATATCTTATACTCGGAGTTATAGCTGCAGAAGACACTTCACCGAGCAGCGATCATATGTTGCTCAATGTACAATCTTTTAATCCGGACGACCGGGAAACTCGTTTACCCGCGGTAGGACTTCCGGAAAACACACCTGCGGAGATAATTGACATGATAGAAAAAGAAGCCACACGCCGAGACGAATTAATAAGCAGCCATGGAGAGGAGGATTGGGGTTAATGACAGAAAATAAAAAAATCAGTGCGAACTGGGGCGGACGCCGTAAAGGGTCCGGCGCTAAAAGAACACTGCCGCCGGGCGCCAGAACACGGTCTGTCAGGATGACCGACGAAGAATGTGAAAAGGTGAAAGACTTTTTGAAAAAAATGAGAGAAAAAAATGAAAACGGTAGATAAAATAAAAAGAGCGATATCATTATCGCTCTTTTTAATCTTGTGACTCACATTGCTTTTCGGATAAGCGGAATTTTAAACTGTAAGATAAGTGGTAATCTACGTGATTTCTCTTGGGTCACCAACAAAACCACTTTTATTTTGTCGGGATAAACGGTCACGTTTTTAACGGCAAGCTCAAACAGGGTCTT